AATATTAGAGGGGTTATTCGGTACAATAAAGAAAATAACCACTACAAAAGAACTTATCAAGAACAAGACTATATCATCGATTGATATAAATTGTCTTATTTTAAAATATAATAAAAAGGAACGTGCCATTGTATCAAAAATGAACTATCAAGAAGAGATAGATTTCATAGTGGGTCATTCAGAACGAAACAAGTATATTTGTAATCTTGTAAATAGTCTGAGCGGAAACACATTAGTTCTATTTCAATTGATAGAGAAACACGGTAACATTCTACATTCAATACTAGAAGAAATTGTTGATTCTTCTAGGAAAATCTTTTTTGTTTATGGAGGAACAGATGCAGATTCAAGAGAAAAAGTCAGAGAACTTGTCGAAAAAGAAAAAGATGCTATTATCTGTGCAAGTTATGGTGTATACAGTACCGGCATCAATATTCGGAACATTCATAACATTGTTTTCGCTTCTCCTTCTAAGAGTCGTATTAGAAATTTACAGTCAATAGGTAGAGGGTTGAGGAAGTCAGAGACTAAAGATTCAGCGAGACTTTATGATATTTCAGACGATCTAACTCACAATGATAGGAAAAATTATACACTAAACCATTTTTCAGAAAGAATAAAGATTTATAGTTCTGAACAATTTCCTTATAAAATCTATGTAATATCACTCAAAGGATAATATGGCATCAAGAAAATATATCAAACTTTCAACAGGAGAAGAAATTCTGGCTGTGTATTTGAAACCAACCGATGGGTTTTTTAATCTGAAACACCCAGTGCAAATAACTCATGTGTTTGAAAAAGACGAAGAAGGAGTTCGTTTTACAAAATGGATACCTTACACAGATGATGAAATAATTCCTGTATCTACGAAGTATGTGGTGACAATGACCAGCCTGTCCAAAAAGATGTCAAAGATATATGATGAAATACTAGATGAACAAGAAAACAGAGATATGGATTCATTTGAGGTTACAAGTATGTTAGTCAATTAGTAATTCAGTACTACCTTCATCTCAAACCCACCAGAGTTAATATACCAGATACGGAGAAATTAGTCAAGTCTTTTTTAACAGAATAACAAAAAAATAACACTTGACTTTATCGATATAACTTGTTATAATAGTATATTATTAACAATTACCACTAAAGGATTCATATGGCTAGACCACGAACAAAACAACATTATGTAGACAATGAAAAGTTTTTAATAGTCATGGGAGAATATAGAGGTGAATATCTCAAGTCAGTCGATGACGGAGATGAACGTAAACCTCAACTACCAGATTACGCAGGTGAATGTTTCCTCAAAATAGCAGAAAGATTATCTCATAGACCCAATTTTATAAACTATGCATTTCGTGAAGAAATGGTAAGTGATGGAATAGAAAATTGTGTGATGTACGCAAGTAATTTCAATCCTGAGAAATCCAAAAATCCATTTGCTTATTTCACACAGATAATATATTACGCCTTCCTAAGAAGAATCGAAAAAGAAAAGAAACAACTTTATATAAAATACAAACAAATGGATGCTCATAATTCCATCGAAGACAATTCAGATATGGAAAATATGACTGTTGGTGAACAGAGTGGTATAGCCGCAGGAGCAACCTTGATGACAGTTGATAAACAGGCTAATATCTATGATTTCATTTATCAGTTTGAGGAAAAGAAAAGAGCGAAAAAGAAACCTAAAGTGGTGTCGAAGAAAAAAGATGATGCAATTTTGGAATTATCTCCCCTTACTTCTTTTATGAGAGCTTGTGCATGAAGATAGCTTTGCTGACAGACACACATTTCGGTGCTAGAAATGATAGTCTCCTATTCCTAGATTTCTTTCGTAAGTTCTATGAAAATATATTCTTCCCTACTCTGAAAGAGAGAGATATCACCGATGTAATACATTTGGGTGATGTGGTTGATAGACGGAAATTTATCAACTTCAAGACGCTCAATTCGATGAAAGAAATATTGTTTCATCCTTTAGAAGAAATGGGTGTAAACACTAAACTCATTGTTGGCAACCACGACATTTATTATAAGAACACTCTCAAAGTAAATTCGATGGAAGAACTGACAAGAGGAATGAACAATGTTTCGGTTTATTCAGATCCTTGTGAAGTGTCTCTGACAAAAGAACATAAGGTATTGTTTGTGCCTTGGATGTGTGCAGATAATGAAGATGCAACAAAAGAACTAATTGAAAAGACAAGAACTAAAGCAGCATTTGGTCATCTACATTTAGAAGGCATAGAAATGAACAAGGGTTCTTTTAGTATGGATGGATATCCCTCAACGATGTTTAAGGCATTCCAAAGAGTATTTTCTGGTCATTTTCATCATCGTTCTACTACTGGAAATATCACATATCTTGGAAATCCTTATGAAATAACATGGAGCGATTATAACGACAAAAGAGGATTTCATATCTATGATACAGAAACAATGGAAACAGAGTTTATAGAAAATCCATATTCGATGTTTCATAAGATATATTACAACGATGAGAAAAATGATTATGGTGATCTCTCAAAATATGAAGATACTTATGTAAAAATAATTATTGAAAATAAAAATAATAATTATATGTTTGAAACTTTGATGGATAAATTGATTGATGCTGGAACTAGTAATATTTCGGTAGTAGATAATCTTTTTGATATGGAAGATTTGGGAGATGATATAGATGGAATTGAGGATGTTGAAGATACAATGAGTGTAATCAAAAATTGTGTAAATGGATTACAAATGGAAAATAAAGAAGATTTGAATAAATTGATGCAAGACCTTTACAGTGAAGCTTTGACAATGGAAACGGTATAATGAACAGACAAGAACGAAGACGAGCAGAAAGAGATGCTAAAAAAGAAAAAGGAAACTCGAATCCGTTACTATTACAAATGCCATTAAAAATGATACAGCCTTGGTCTGTTCCAGTGATGCATACGAAATTGCCAGATGAAATCCTACAAAAAATGATTGATATTAGTGACCTTGTAATTGATGATGAAAAATCTTTAAGTCATGGTCATAATCTTGCTGGACAAATAGAAACAGAACTGTTAGTAGACCATGAAATTTTGAAGAATGATGGAGTATTTGAATTTTTTCACGATGTAATTCAACAATATGTAATTCAGATAAAATGTCAACAATATCCATTTAATGTAGAACAAGTTCAGAAGGAAAATTGGTTAGTTCAAATGTTATCAATGTGGGTAGTTTCTCAACAACCAAATGAATATAATCCTATTCATATACATACTCAATGTCAACTTTCTTGTGTGATGTATCTCAAAGTTCCAAAATTTGCACCGGCCAAAAAAAACCACCGAGATATGGATGATGGTGCTATTACTTTTGTGTCAAATTCTTCAAACGATACGGAGTTATCTCAACCTTCATTAACAATGAGACCTACAGTCGGTGATTTTTTTATTTTTGGGGCCAAACAACTACACATGGTATATCCTTATCGTTGCGAAGAAGGTGACACTGAACGCAGGAGTATTTCGTTCAATGCTTTATTTCAATCCCAATCAGATTATAACAAAACTCAAAAGGAAAAGAAAGTATGACAAATTATTCTCAAGATGAAGATGATAGAAAAAGAGACAGACAGGAACGAGCTGATAGAGTGAATGTGTTCACCAAAGAACGAAATCGGACTCAATCAGTTGAAATTGGTAAAGATGAAACACCCCACACAGCAGTTGATATAGAACTTTCAGATGAAGATTTTATGGGGGTTGCTCTTCAGGCACATGAGAGAGATATTACCTTTAACAAGATGGTCAATATTATTTTGAAAGATAGTATAAAACAAGCAGAACATAAATTTGAACATGGCAATAAACCACAGCTTCTTAATGAGGGTAAGTGATAATTTTTAAAAAAATCTCTTGGAGTAATTTTCTAAGCACAGGAGATGTTCCTACAACTGTCTTTTTCGATAGGTCTCCCACAACTCTTATTATCGGCGAAAATGGTTCAGGAAAATCAACAATTTTAGATGCTCTTACTTTCGGATTATTCGGCAAAGCTTTCCGTAACATCAACAAATCTCAATTAGTAAATACCATCAATGAAAAAAAGTTGATGGTTACAATTGATTTCACTATCGGTAATAAGAATTTTACTGTTCGTAGAGGTGTCAAACCAAATGTATTTGAGATACTGCAAGATGGTAAGATGTTTGACCAATTGGCAAACAATCGTGATTATCAAGAATATTTAGAAAAGGTAATTCTCAAATTGAATTACAAATCTTTCACTCAGATTGTCGTTTTGGGTAGTTCTACATTTGAACCATTCATGCAACTCAAACAATCAGACCGTAGAACAATCGTTGAAGACCTACTTGACATTCAGATATTTTCTGCTATGAATATTCTGCTCAAGGTAAAGAATTCTGAGTTGAAAACGAATACAAATGATAATGAAAATAAGAGAGAGTTGAATGTATCCAAAACAAAGATGCAACGGAATTATATCGAAAGACTCAAAGATGACAATCAATCCGATATTTTGAAAAAAGAATCAGACATTTCAAATTTTGAAGACCAAAAAACACTTGCTATCGAATCTCTCACCACATACCATAATGACATCGGCACATTGACCAATAAACTTATTGCCGAGGATAAAGTTCAAACAAAAAATTCTGAGTTTGGAAATCTCCAAAATCAAATTGAAATCAAACTAAAGCAAGAACAAAAAGAAGTCAAGTTCTATGAAAAGAATTCGACTTGTTCAACTTGTAAACAGAACATAGATGATGAGTTCAAAGAAGAAAAAATTACCAGTTTGTCTACCAGCATTACAGAAAAAGAAAATG